TGCCCGAAGGTGCTATTGCTTAGTCTGTCGAATTAGTAGGCGATCGCCTCCACCCTATCAAGTATCTTGTTGTTTCGGTTTGTTCGCTTATAATGGGCATGAATATTAGTCACTAAAATATTAGTGTGGAAAACAGTGTGGAAAACCGCCTAGACACTGGAATTATCTATCGCACTGAAGAGACCAAAGACGGATCTCTTCGTTTTTGGATGGGCGTATCGAAAGTCGGTCCATTGGTTTACCTCGATGAGAAAGGTCAAGAGCGTGTTGAGTATGTCTCAAAGGAAACGCTCTTTGATAAAGCTTCTCTCGATACGACATGGGGCAAGCCCATCACCTTGATGCACCCTGAATCGGGGTTGCTTGACCGAACGAATACCCGCCAACATCAGCGCGGCATGACTCAGCTTTATCGGGATGATTCGCGCCCCGATATCCTCACCTTACTGGGGGTATTGAATGACGCAGAAGCCATTGAAGCCGTGAGAAGTGGCGATGCTGTAGAAGTTAGCGCGGGTTATCGGTGTGACGTGGTGCAAGTCGGCGATCGCCTAGAACAAAGAAACCGAGAATATAACCATTTCGCGATTGTGCCGAAAGGACGCGCCGGATCTGAGGTGAAAGTACATCTCGATTGTTTCCGGTGTGATTCTGCTGTGACAAGACAAGATTTTGAAACCATTGGGGAGCCAGCAACCCAAGCAGCGGCGATCGCCACTGAAAAAAAACAAAGCAACAACCGTACAGATGAGGGAGGGGCTATGCCTCGTATCAATTTAGACGGTGTGGATTACGAGTTCAAATCTGATGAAATTGCCGCCATTAAAGCGGAGTTAGCTAATCAGAGAGAAGCGGCGATCGCACCATTGCAAGAAAAATTCGATTCGTTATCCGCCAAAGAGGATGACGCTGGCAAGCTAAAAGCAAAACTTGATGAAGCTGAAACTCAGGTGCAAACCCTGACTGGTGAAGTCCAAGGCTTGAAAACTAAGATGGAAGAATTAACCACATCTGATGAGGCGATCGCCGCCGAGGTGCAAGCCCGTAATGATGCTTGGAGCGAAGTGCTTCCCAGTATCAAAAGCGTTGACTCCAATTTCCGGATTGATTCCGCGCTAACGGTTCCGCAAATTAAGCGCGCTTACCTCAAGACTGTGCGAAAGCAGGATGGGGTTGATGATCTGCCTGATGCCGTCATTGATGGGATGTATTTGGCTCTCAAACCTGACGCGAAGCAAGACGCTGCTGACAAAACTCGTTCCCATCTCGATCAGCTTGATAACGTTGAGCGTCGTGATGGCAGTGACTACGGCAAGAAAAAAACTGAGATGGTCAACCGTCGCAAAGGTCGCAATCTACCCGGTTTGGAGGTCGTTAAGTAATGCCTATTCAAACGACTTTTCCGTTTCAGCATGGTGAACTGCTCAAAGGGATGGCTGTGCAATCCCCCGAACGCTGCATTACCGGACATAGCGACGAAGTGATCGAGTTCGGTTTAGGGCTTGTTTACGATGGGGCTTTTTCTGATGGCGATCGCCCCAAGGTTGCGATTCCGTCGGCTACTGGTTTTGTGTTCATGGGTATTGCTCTCTTTGCCCACAAGCAAAGTCGTCAAGGCGATGATGGCTTTGGGGTACTTGAAGCCACCGCAGGCAGTCGCTACGAGATTGGGGACGATATCACTATCCTCCGTAGAGGCTTGATTCAGGTGTACTCGGAAGTCGCGGTGAATCCCACTTTGCCCGTATTTCTGCGCCACACCGTAAACAGTGCGCTTACCCCTGGCAATTTCCGCACCGATGCTGACACACACAAAGCGGATGCATTGTCTGGGGTCAAATGGGCTACCACCACTTCGGGGGCTGGTCTCGCAATTTTAGAACTTAACCTGCCATAGGAGGTGATGACCAATGCCCGTTAACGGCTTATTTTTACGACAACAACTTGAACACGTCCAGAACGATGTAGTCACTCAGGATTTCCCTGAAATGCTCATGGCATCGGGGGCGGCTGTCGATATTTCTGATGAGCTACCTTCTGGTGCAGAAACCTATAGCTACAAAATCCTGACGGTCTTGGGTGAGGCGAAAATCCTTGCCAATGGTGCGACGGATATTCCTCTGGTGAATGCCTTCGCCGAAAAACGAACTGGCTTTATTCGCACGATCGCCAATGCTTATGCCTACACGCTCGAAGATCTAGAAGGTGCTGATTTTGCTGGCATGAATCTGGATTCCTCCATGGCGATCGCCGCCCGTGAGGTGATCGAGCGCAAACTGGATGTCCTTGGGTATGAGGGTGATGCCGAGAATAATTTGCTGGGGATGATTAATTTCCCTAACGTTCCGGTTTGGACTTCCCCCAACAACGGCAACAGCAATGGTGGGACCAGCTCGACTGAGTGGCAGCACAAGACGAATGAGCAGGTCTATGATGACCTCCGCAATTTTGCGGCGGCAACTCGCGTGGCGACAAACGGGGCTTATAACCCAATGGTGATCGCCCTCCCTCAAGATCAATTTGAGCGGATTGTTGGTTCTCCATTCCCAAACAATTCAGCAAGTGGCGAAACGATTTTGTCATTTTTCCTGAAGACCCAACGGGCAACCCCTGCGGGTGTGCAGACTGTGATTCCGATGCCTTATCTACAGGGCAAAGGTACGGGCGGCGTGGACATGATGGTGTCCTACATCAAGCGTCCTGATCTCGTAAAATTCCATGTTCCCTTGGATTTTGAACAGCGTCCAAACCCTGAGCGTGATTTTAGTTTCCGAGTCCCTTGCCGGATGCGGACAGGTGGGATCGAAGTTCGCAAGCCCTTGTCTATGCGCTATGGGGAAGGGATTTGATGACCACGGTTGAGAACAGACGCGCAACGAGCCTGACCGTCAATTATGTTGGCGGCTCTCAGCAACTAACCCTTAAGCCTGGCATCAATCTGAACATCCCTGCGGATGAATGGAAACTGGCGATCGCCCATCCGGTGACAAAGCTTTGGATTGACCGGGAATACCTGCGCGTCCTGAGCAAAGAGCCTCCGGTTGAAGGTGAGTTGGAAGGGTTCAAAGTTTCCACACGGGACGGCGATGATCAGCCTGTCCCTCACCAAGACGCTGCCCTTGGGCAAACGTCCGCTGCTCCAGTGGCAGGTTCTCCGGTGGGGAACTTAACCCTCGCTGAAGCCGTTGCCGCCGTCACTATCCGAGAGTCAGAAAGCTTGATTAACGCTTCGACTAATGTCAAGGAGTTGGAAGCTTTGATCCAGTCTGACAGTCGGACGGGCATCAAGGAATTGGCTGGCGATCGCCTTGAGGAGTTGAACGGTTAACCATGACGGCTCTATCTGTTCTTGAGAATGCCACGCTAATTTTCAATGTCCCCGTTGGGGAAATAATTGTTGGCGACTATGGCGAACCCACAGCGCAGACAGAGGCGAAAACGGTGCGGTGTTTCCTCAAACAAGATCGGATGCCTCAGAACACCCCATTCGTCGGTGGGGATCAAACCGTAATTTACGTCAAAGGTCACTGCACCGATCCTAATGTTTTGCCCGATGGCGTTAGGGATGGCGCGATCGCCAAAGCAACGATGGACGGCAGCAACACCGAGTACGAATTTCATTTTGTTCCGGCGATCGCCAGTGCTGGTTTTGACGAGAACGAAATCCTTGGGCAAAAAGTTCAGGGCTATCTGATTACCACTTCTACCTATGGGAGTTCGGCGTAATGGTTAAGGTCAAAGTCAGCGGCAATGCAATTCAAGTTTTGGATGTGATGTCCGACAAACTCGAAAACCTGCGCCCTATGTTGGGACGAAATGCGGCTTATCAAGAGCGATCAACTAAGTTAAATTTCGCTCAGCAGTCTGACCCCGATGGTGCGCCTTGGGCGGCGTTGCGTCCAAGTACCCTACTCCGGAAACGTAGCGGGGCAATCTTGCGGGAAACCTCGGCACTGATCAACTCTGTTTCTTCTGAAGTTTCGGGGGATAGTGCGTTTGTCTTCGCGACCCAAGGCTACGGGATTTTTCACCAAACTGGCACGTCGAAAATGGCACAGCGCAAATTCCTCGGCTTCGGCGATCGCGACAGGGAAGAACACGCCAAAATCGCTAAGGAGTTTCTATCAACGATATGACGGAAACCCTTGCCTACCAAGAAGAGTTTGAGCTGGCACTGGCACTACATCTGAACCCCGTTAGGGTAACTCATGGGGTGACGGTTCAGTTTATGCCCGATTTACCAAAAGATTGGGCGGCGATCGCCGAGGCTGGCATGGTGATCCTAAGCTGGGTTGGCACTGACATGGGAACGACTGACATTGGGGGTGCTATCCGAGAGGAAATTCATAGCTATTCCGTCGCCATTATGGTTAAAAAGTTGCGTGGTGTAGGTGGTTTTTATCAGGTAAAAGCCCATGTTCGTGACCTGTTATTTGGCTACCTAATGCCGAATATGCTCGAAGAATTATCTTTGGGGGCGTTCAATTTTGCGGGGATGTCGGAGTCCTACGTCACGGCGCAGGGTTCCTTTTCGATCATCATGCCGGGGGGCGCTAGTCAGCAATCTGAAGACCCTGATTTATTGCCAACGCTTACCGAGATTAACTTTGCCGATGACCCCATTGAGACTGCCCCACCAACGGGCGCGATTGGTTATGACGATGGCGGCGGCGGTGCTGATTTGACAGATATTTACCAAGGCTAAATTATGCAGAACTTCAAAAAATGTAAGTGGGTTAGCGCAACGCCGGGTAGTGCGACTTTGCAAAAACCGAACATCACTTTAAACCTAATGCCGGGGCATACTTACACCCTCGATACTGAGTTGGATGTCGTCCGTCAATGGATCAAGAATGGGCTGTTGAAAGTGGTGGAAGATGTGGCGATCGCCGCCCCCAAAAAGACGGTTGAAAAAGCACCAAAGGAGGTGACTGCAAATGGCAATTAAACACGGTCCATCGATTGAAATTGTAACCACGGGCGTTCGTCCGACGCGGGAATCTCCCAACCGGATTTTTCTTGTCGGTACGTCGCCGCAATATTTGGTTGCATCTGGCGATCGCTCTCTAAATACCCCCGTCCTAGTCACGAATAGACGGCAGGGGGCTTTGTCCTTTGGTGAAGACCGACTAGGTTACACCATCCCCAAAGCGTTGGATGGCATCTTCGATCAGGCGACCAGCGACGGCGGCGTAGAAGTCTATGTTGTTAACGTCCTAGATGCTTTTGGCGCTCAGGCGACAACAACGGTAACGGCACAATCCCAAACCTTTAGTTATGACGCGATCCAAATCCCAAGGGGTGCGGCTTCGTTAGTGGTGAAAGGCTCTGGGGGAACGCCTACTTATGTCCTCGATACGGACTATATCTATGATTCGGAGAATGGCATTATTACCCGTATCAGCGGGGGTGGAATTACTGCAAACTCCACTGTCAAGCTTGATTACAGTTATCCTTCGGGCGCACATCTAACCACGGTCACGGCAGCGACTAATACGTTTGCGACTAACGACACGATTCAACTGGAAGAAGGTCTAAGCGCGGTTGTGGTTACGGGTACGGGCGGCACTCCTACCTATGTTCTAAACACTGATTACAGTCTAAATACTGCGACGGGCGTGATCACTCGATTGACGGGTGGGGCGATCGCCAGCGGTGCTTCTGTGAAAGTTACCTATACCTATGTTGACCCTTCGATTGTTCAAAACTCGGACATTATTGGTGGGGTTGATGGGGACGGCGATCGCCTTGGTTTAGAAGCGGCTAAAGATTGTTATGCCCTATTCGGTGTGAAGCCTCGGTTATTGATTGCCCCTGGGTATTCCTCCGTGGTGTCGGTCACGTCGGCGATCGATGTAGTAGCGTTCAATATTGATGCGATTGGCATTGTGGATGCCCCCATTGGGATTAGCGTGAATACGGCTATTTCGGGACGTGGTGCGCAAGGCACAATCAACTTTAATTCCGGTAGCCGCAAGCTTGTTGGGGTTTATCCTCACGCCAAAATCTATCGAAATTTGACCGATACGAACGAACTAGATCCGGCATCCTCACGGGTGGCAGGCATCTGGATTAACGCATCGGCGGCACAGGGGATCTCGAAGTCGCCATCAAACATTGAAATGCGCGGCATCGTTGGGCTAGAACGTCCCATTGAGTTCATCATCGGCAACTTCACCACAGAGGCAAACAACCTTAATGATGTGGGGATTATGACGCTGATCAATGGGTTTGGTACTGGGATTCGGACATGGGGCAATAGAAGTTTTGCTTTCCCGACGAATACCAGCCCCGAAAACTTCATGAACATTGAGTACGCTCGAATTGTGATTCATGAAGCCCTGCAATTTTTAGCCTTCCAGTACATCGATGGCAAGCTAAATAACGCCTTGATTGAGAGCTTCCTAGATTCGGCAAATGCCTATCTAAGAACGTTGATTGCGAGTGGTGACTTGATTGATGGTTCGCGCCTCTATTATTCTCCTAGCGACAACCTCTCCACTCAGTTAGCTGATGGCATCGTGAGCTTCAGGCTGCAAATGTTGCCGCCGCCTCCTGCTGAAAATATCAACATCATCTCGATTCTAGATGTGAACCTTGCTGCAAACCTTAACGTCGGTCAAGAAGCCGTAGGAGTGTAATTCATGCCAGTAAGAAAACCCATTAATATGCGTGCCTACATTGGCGGCATTGATGCGACGGGAACCGTTCGAGGATTAGAACTGCCCACGATTGAATACAACCAGAAAGAGTACGCGGGTCTGGGGATGGCTGGAACGATGGAACTCCCCGAAAACGTTGCGCCGTTGGAGTTCACGATCATGTGGCTGCATTATCCCCCTGAGTTTTCACGGGCTATTTACGATGGTTCGTTTACTTCGCAAATCATCCTGCGAGGTGAGCAAAAAACCTATGACGGACGGGGGATTGCTCTTCCGCAACAGTTGTCAATGACGATGCGTGGTCGCCCCAAAGAGGCTGAACTGGGTTCGTTTGAGGATGGCGAAACTTCTGAACCCCAAACCGTTTACGCCTGTGATTATTTGATGGTGCAAATTGGGGGGGCTGTTCAATATGAATTTGACGTGTTGAATGGCATCAAAGTAGGCGGCAATTTATTAAGTTTATTTGGGCTGTAATCCATGACGAAATCAACGGAAGTAACGGGAAAGCCTGATTACATTGCCTATCTGGAATTGGGGGAGGGCGATCGCCTAGAAGTCAAAAAGGAGGCGACGGGATTAGACCTGTACTTTGCTCTAAAGGCACAGATTAAGGGGCAAGGTTTTGAGGCTTCGCTGATTTCTACTACTTGTACTCGCAACGGTGAAACGCTGACTATTGATGCGGTAAACGGGCTAGATGCTGAGATTTCTGAGACTCTATCCGGTGTGCTGTTTTCTCTGGCGGAACTGAAGCCTATTGCTGTGGAATCGTTCCCCAAACAATACGAGTTGGGAGATAAAAAAATAACGTTACTCCGTAATCGGTTGGTGGGGGATAACGCTAAGGCTCAGGCACGGGCAAACAACGATCAGGCGGCAGTGGCTTTTTGGTTGCTGAGCTTCTTGATACAGGTGGATGGCAAAGCCCTAACCTATGATGATTTTCTTGATATGCCTGCGGGTGAAGTTCAAGCGTTGATGCCCCTCGTAACGCCAAAAAAGAACAAATTCCATCTTGTCAGGATTTAATCTTTGCCTGCCAAATCCTCAACTATCCCCTCAATGAATTTCTAAAGCTGGATTCTGATGAGGGGATTTTTTGGGTAAATCAGGCGATCGCCTTCCGTAAACGAGAGAACCAAGAAGCCGAAAAAGCTGCCAAACGAAAACGATGAGTGAAGCCCAGTTAAGAATCGAAATCAGCGCGGTTGCTGATCAGGCAAGAGCGGAAATTGAGGCGTTAAAAGCTCAGATTGATGGGCTGAATAAGACAACTCAAAGCATCGCCCTTGGTGAGCAGATGCAGCGGGTTGGGAGTCAAATCTCCAACGTGGGTCGTTCGATAATGAACACCATGGTCGGGCTTGGCTCTTCAATTTTTGAGGTGTCGAGCAATTTTGAAACCTCGATGGCGGAACTGGGGAAAGCCGCAAACCTCACAGGCGATCCGCTGCAAAGCATGGGTCAGGATATCCTTGAACTGTCCCGAACAATCCCGATCGCCGCCACTGGTTTGGCTGAGATTGCCACAGCCGGATCAAAGATGGGCATTGGGGCTAAAGGGCTAAAGGAATTTACAGAGCTTACGGCGCAAATGTCCACGGCGTTCGACATGACCGCAGAGGATGCAGGGAACTCGGTGGGGAAATTAGCCGCTTCGTTTGGCATGATTGACGATGGGGTTTTAGACGTTAAACGACTGACCAAGTTTGCGGATAACGTCAACGCCCTAGGGGATAGCATGGCGGTTACGGAGTCTGAGGTTTTGAACTTCGTGCAACGTGCCAGTGCGATGAAAGATTTTGGAATGGGGGAAAGTGATATCGCGGCATTTGGTGCTTCGATCATCGAGTTGGGCATGGCTCCTGAAATTGCTGCAAACGCATTTACAAGTTTTGGTGGGGTGTTGGCTAATGCGACGAAAGCGACTCCCAAGGCGCAAGCGGCATTTGAGGAATTAGGTTTTTCCGTAGAAGAACTCCAGTCAAGGATGCAGGCTGGAGAAGGTACTGCTGTGATGCAGGAAGTTTTTGAGGCGGCGGCGGCAAAGGGTCCCGAAGCCTTGGGAATTTTTAACGATATTATCGGTGCTGGTTTTGATGACGAGTTGGCTCGGATTGCAGGGGCTTCCGAGGGAATTGGGAAAGGGTTTCAGTTCTTAGGGAAAGAAGGATCAAGTGTCGCTGATTCCTTTGAAACGATGTCCAGTACCTCGGCGGCAAAGATGCAACTCATGCGGAATGCGTTTGCTGAACTGGGGATCGCCTTGGGGGCGAGTGGGTTGACTGATGCGATCACCGGAATTGCTCAGGCGTTAACCAAGATGGCGATCGGCTTAGCTGAAGCACCTGCTTGGGTGAAAAATCTTGCGGTTGGTTTTGGGGCGTTAACTCTTGGTGTTGGAGCGTTATTGATTCCCCTTGGCGCATTTATGCAAATCGTCGGCACAGTCATGGCTGCGGGGGGACTTACTGCCATCATTGCCAATATCAAAGCTGCTTTTGTTGGATTAGGGGCGGCAATTGGTGTTGTGGGTGGGTTGATTATTGCGGCTGTAGCGATCTGGATTTGGAATATTATTTACATCATTGCTAAAGTCAGAGAATTTGGGAGTGTTGGCGCATTCCTTGCCGAAGTTTGGATGGGCGTGAAATACACAGTTGTGTCCGTTTTTCAAGCTATTTTGCAGACTGTAATCAGTGTTTTACAAGGATTGTGGCAAGCAATAACAGGGATTTTTCAGAATATTGTTAGTACGATTCAATCTGTCATGACCGCAGTACAATCGGCAATGGTTTCTCGATGGAATGCTATTAAATCCGCCGTTGTAGCCGCAATTCAAGGCATGATTACCTCTATACGATCAACAATGGCTCAAATCCCTTCTGCTATTAGTAGTTCTTTGAGTGCAGCGGCAGGGGTGGTAACAGGATTTATTGGTTCATTTCGTTCTGCTGGTGTGGGCTTAATTTCGGCATTGGTGGCAGGGATTAAATCTAAGATTGGAGAGATTAAAGCGGCAGTCAGTGAGGCATTATCTGCGGCGCGGGCGTTACTCCCATTCTCTGATGCCAAAGAGGGACCATTCAGTGATCTGACTTATTCCGGTGGTCAGTTGATGGCAACGATCGCTAAGGGAGTTTTAGGGAATGCGGCGGCGGTTCCTTCTGCCATGTCCCAAGTTTTTGTCCCTGCTATGGCGATCGCCCAACCGTTAATCCCTGCGGCACAGACTATGCCCATGACCCAACCTTTTAACTCGTTAGCTCCTGCGATGGGCATGACCCCACCAACTCCAATGAATGCACAGGCAGCGGCGGGAGGGACAACAACAAATAACAGCAGTAATTCCCCCATCACTGTTAATTTTCAACTCACTAGCGGCGGCGATGGGCAGGGAATCATGGCTCAAATCAGGGCTAACCAAGGGGAAATCGTTAGGATCATTGAAAGTGCAACAGCCCGTCGCGATCGCACAAGGTATTCAAATGCTTAGGAAATTTGGGGGAAGACAATGAAGGCGATCGCCACACTCGGAGAAATATCATTTTTAGTTGGGGAGGGGTTGCGATCCATCAGTGAAGGTGGGCAGCAAAATTTCGCCCAACATCGTCGCCTAGAGGGAAAACCCACATTGCAGCAGGTCGGTGGGCAACTCGATACGATCAACCTTGACCTTCAGTTGCACCCGTTTTTAACGGAAAATCCCACGGAGCGATTGCAAGAACTTAAGGACATAATGGATGCCGCTAAGCCTCAATCCTTGGTGATTAACGAGCAGTTCAAAGGGCTATGGGTGATCGATAGCATTGATCACCGTCCCTCGCAGATTGACGTGAATACTGGGGCGGAAATTATTGAGTGCAAAATTAAGCTGTTGGAATATGTTGGGGTTATCGTTGTGGTAAATGAACCCACCGCAGACCGTACCGTTTTTAGGCAACCAGCGCAGGGACCCGTGGGATGACAACTGAGCAGACTTTTTATCGATATAGAACTGTTGATGGCGATCGCCTTGATATGATCGCGCAGGAATTTTATGGCGACCCCTTTGATTATGTGGGGATTATGCGGGTAAATCCGGCGTTTTCGGGCGTGATGTTTCTGCCAGCAGGACAAATTATCAACGTGCCAGTGCGGGAACAATCAACAGCGAGACAAAAGATTTTGCCGCCGTGGGAACGATAGATTATGCCAACCGGAACAGTCCGTATTGAAATGCGAAAACCCACCGTAGAAATTACCTACCGTGGGACGAACGTAACTAACGATATTTATCCCTTTCTCAAGGGCATCACCTATAACGATAAAATCAATCACGATTCGCCCGATATCGACATTGAGATCGATGATTCGCAGCGGCTCTGGCAATCTGATTGGTCACCGACTGCGAAGGACAAAATCGAGGTTAAATTCCTGTACCTGAACACCGATGAAATTTTGGATGCGGGGGTCTTCGAGGTTGATGACCTTAAATATGATTTTTCTGACTCTGGCGATCGCGTTTCTATCGGGGCGCAAGCAACTCCAGTGGCAAAAAACCTTAGGGAGAAACGGTCTAAGGAATATGAGAATGTAACCCTTAAGGCGATCGTTGATGAAGTGGCAAAGCGGCAATCCCTCACCGTCAAGGGAACTATTGTGGAGGTTTCCTTTGAACGAATCACCCAGAACGAAGAAAGTGACCTGTTTTTTTTGCAGCGGATCGCCAAGGATTACGGGCAATTATTTAAGGTCGAAGGCGAAAATTTAATTTTCTACAATTGGTCAGATCTGGATGCTCAGGAGTCTGTGTTCGAGCTGACCCGTGCTGATATCACCAGTTTTTCGGTAACCAAGAAGCTCGTGGGAACCTACAAAAGTGCGCTGCTCACCTATTCCAAACCGGATGACGAGGCGGAAATTGAGGTGAAAATTGAGGCGGCGATCGCCACGGATTCAGAGGATGTGCTGGTGCTAAATGAGCGGGCTGAAACTCAACGGCAAGCGGAATTGATTGCGACGGAAAAATTGAGAGCCGCCAATGCCACCCAGTACGAGGGGGAGATCGCCGTGGAGGGTGAAGCTCGGTATATTGCCGGGCTAAACTTCACCCTCTCAGGGTTTGGGATATTTGATGGGCTATGGCAGATTCAAGAATCGTCCCATCAGTTCACCCCTAATGGTGGATGGTCCACCAGCTTAAGAGTCAGAGGAATCGGGGTGGGGGGGTAGGCGATCGCTGCCATCAGTTCATCCTTGCTGCATTTCGATACGGTCTTGCCGATCCGTTCCTTTACGACTGCCTGCAAATTATTAGAGCGGATGTAATCTCTCAATCCTCGGATACTTTTGGTGTCGTAACAGATTAGGGTAGCATCCTCGATCTCAGGCTCTGCAACGATTTGGGGGATGTCTTCGCAATCCGTCACGGCAATATCTGGCTCAGGTTTTTGGAAACAATTGTTGTCAAATCTGCTCATCAGGCGATCGCGCATTGTGGCGATGAAGGCGATCGCAAAATAAACGAAAGCGGCGCAAACTGTAGCGGAAATAATAAAAGTCATTTGATTGTCCTAAAAAACTGTGGTGTACAGCACTTTTATGGGTGAGTGCGAACCGCTGGAACTGTCAATATAATTTCAACTTCTTCGAGTCCGGTTAACCGCCACCGGAAGGAGCAACCTATACGAGGGGGATTGTGATAGGCTTATTTTTAGCGACGTAGAGCAGCCTGGTAGCTCGTGAGGCTCATAACCTCAAGGTCGGTGGTTCAAGTCCACTCGTCGCCATTGGAGACCATGCATTTTATGCCCCCTGATTGGGGGGCATTTTTTTTTGAAAATAGGGAATAATTGATAGCGTGGATTTAATAAAAAAAGATGTCTGGCTCGCACAATGGTTTCCTGCGATCGCATTATTTGCTTATCTAGGCTGGCAAAATTTTCACCGCACATCAACACCCCTTCAATCGCCCCCAGCAGAGAACAAATCCGACGGGCAATAAAAAAAAGCCGCCCATTTCTGAGCGGCACAAGACATCAGGCGATCGCTTCTTTGATAATGTCAGCCATTACCGCATCCATCGCCGCTTTCTGCGATGCAATCTCTTCAGTGGATTGGTATTTGTTGCCGATTTTGTCAGCCGCTGCGAAAAGTTCGTTTAATTCAGTCATTTGTCGTTACCATGCGAATCCCCTGTCTCTTCAGTACGGGTAGGGGTGTTCCCCGTAGACCCTTGCGGGTTTCGACTGTTTCGCCTTGGACACCTATGTCGCCTCTGGGTGGTGTTTTGAGTCCCCACTGGACTTATCCAACTGAATCAATATTAGTCAATATCAAAATAAGTGTCAAGCACTTATTTTAAATTTGCTTGAACCAGAATAAATTCGCCATTGGCGATCGCGTCTAAGAAAGCCCCCGTATGTCCTTCCCCCCCATAGCTGAAACCTAGCGACATAGCCAGTTCTTTTAGCTTTTGTGGGGTCGGCTCATTTACCCTGACATTTAATGCTTTTTTGTTTTTTTTGTGTCGTGCCATGAGTTTTGTCCATATAACCGCTTCTCACTCATAGCATATATAGGCAACAAAAAAGCGGCACTTAACCGCCTGTTTGCATTTGATCGCCGTTGCTCTGCTGGAAACCTTAGGTAAACAACACGGCGATCGTCTCTTAATTATATCAACTGGTCAGGATGCAATTCCCATGATGTTTCTGGCGATCGCCGTCATCAGTGGCGGTGTGACAGAATTTCCTAGCCCCTTCCCATCCCGACTATCTACGCCGGAAAATTGGTAATCATCGGGAAACCCTTGCAGTCTGGCTAAGCAGGGAACGTCCACCACTTTTTCCCCATCTGGTGCGATGATTTTGAACTTGTGCCAGTGGGAATCTTGACCTAATGCCTTGATTGTCCAGATAGGGCGATCGCCTGTGCGAACTTTGGCAGGGCAATCACTACGCCGTCCCACTGTTTCGACTGCTAACGGGGCTGAATAATTAAGCTGTTTTGGCAATGATTCCCGCTCCGATTTTGTCAGTGGGGAGATCTTTAGTGTGGGGAGAAGATCGGCGATCGCCTCATACCATCCCGTGTGTTTCGTGGGAGATGGTAGCGATGGGAGAAAGCCCCCTTTGATCGCCCGTAGAATCAAGCGCCGCCGTGATTGCGGAACGCCAAAATCAGCACTATTTAGAACCTGCCAATTGCTCCAGTAACCAGTACGGTTAAGCTCGTTGACGATTAATTGGAAGGCGATCGCTTTGCTGTATGCCTGCACATTCTCAAGGGTAAAAATTTTGGGCTGTAGTACACGGATAAAGTCGGCAACTTTCTTGGCACAGTCGATATCAAACTGGGCTTCGGCGGCGTTGGTTTTTGCTGCACTGAAATTGGTACAGGGTGGAGACATATGCAGCCAGTCAGAGCGATCCAACTTCATGGGGTCGGTTTCTAGGATGCTCTGGACATGACATCGCCCGATGTTGGCTTTGTAGACTTCCGCTGGTTTTGGCTCAACTTCTAAGCCCCATGCGTGTTCTAATCCTGCGGCTTTTAAACCCAGATCCGCGCCGCCATATCCAGAGAATCCTGACGCAAACGTTTTAATGTTGAGGTGATTGTCGAAAAATGCTAGATTATTCATGAGTTACAAGTTTGCCAATTAGCCTCCCTCGCCGTCCAAAGTTTGGGGGGCTTTTTGGCGCTTATTTTTCTACTTCGTTGGGCACACTAATATTTTAGTGTGTACAAGCAAAATAGCTGTTCCCTGCCTAAAAAACAAGCCTCCCACAAGTTAACTTGTGGTCAATAATTTATTGTGCTCCGGTGGCGATCGCAAATTGGCAGGGGATAATAAGGAAAGATACTGGGGGAAGCAATGCACTGGGTCGATATTATTATTTTTGGGATACCGCTGTGTTATGCCGTGGTTTTTGTTGGGGCGGTGATGGTGGCGATCGCCGGAAAGATTTGGCAGAGAAAAGTAGATGCTGAGATTTTAGAGTTGAAACGCCAAAGGGATAATTTGGTGGAGGAGAGAAAGAAAAACCTCGCCGAGCGGCTAAAAGCTGTAAACCCAGATGT